CTAAGACGCGCAGGGCACGACGTCGAAGGCGACGCAGATCCTGGGCTCGGACGATTTCGTCGGCAGCGTCGCGTGCGGCACGAAGGACGGGAACAGGACGAGCCGGCCCGGCGCAGGTCTTATGTCCCGGATACCCCAGGGCGGCCGTTCGCCCTCCGGCAGGTCCAAGCTGCCGAGTGCCAGGCAGCCGGCGCGGACATCGTCGCCACCAGAGCGTTTTGGTGCCGTGACGTAGTAGACGCCACTCAGCCAGCCCGAACCGTGAATGTGCGACCTCTGGAAGCCCTCACCCGGATAGACGACTGCCCAGGCATGCATCTCGGCCATCTCGGGACACGCTGCGATGAAGGGATCATCCGATCGGTCGGGCAAACCGGCGACGAAGGTATCCACCGCTCCACGCAACAGACCCATCAAGGCAGCAACCGCGCCGTCGGGCGCGGAAGCAAGATCGGCCGCGGTCTGCAGGCCGCCTCTCGTCGCTTTGCCGGCCGGATCGGGCTTCAGCGTCGGATTGCGGGCGATCTCCTCGCTAAGCTCGGCTTCGAAGGCCTCAGGCGCCGCGAGGTCGGTCACCGCAACGAAACGATCTAGATCGATCAACTCGCGCGCTTCGGCCGAGCGCCCCAAGCGGGCATAGGCTGCCGCCAGCTCGTAGCGCGCCTGGACATGGCCGGCCTTGCGATCGAGCGCCGCCCGGCAGATCGGGATCATGGCTTCAGGGCTGCCCTTCAGCGCGTAGGCCAGGCATTCAATCGCCGTATCGTGGGTCGGGTCGAGCGCCAGGACTTCCCGCGCGATCCGGCCGGCGTCGTTGGCGGGAGCGGCCTTCAAGAGTAATTCGCGGCGGTACAACATCGACGGCAGATCGTCGGCCGGGATCTCCGGGACCTGCCGCATGACTCGATCGAAGAGATCGCGGCGGCCATGCCGATGATGGATGTCGGCGAGCATGAGCGGGAATTTCGGTGCCGCCGGCAGCCTGGCGACCGCATCGGCCAGGACCGCGACGGCCTCGTCGTCCCGCTCCATCAGAAAAAGGGCGTGTGCAAGCATTTCCCACTGCTGCGCATCGTCGGGTCGCAGCGCGACCGCCTTGCGAGCCAGCTCGACGACAATGGCCCACTTGTTGCGATCAGCCGATGTGTCCCAACGCATTGCCGCCCCTTCGAGCCGTAAAACGCGCGTGAAAAAGCCCCGAACAATCGGGGCTTCGTTGCAGTCCGGCAATGGTGGGCGCTGTAGGGCTCGAACCTACGACCCGCTGATTAAGAGACCGTGCGCCCGAAACCGTCGGATGCCGATAACATAAGGCTTTCCGGCCCGTCAACAGTTGGACGCGCACCGCTGGAAACAGCAGCAGCGGCGCAGGGAGTTGGACGAGGCCTAATCTTCCAGCGCCTGGATGAGCGCATCGTGCTTGGCCGCGCACTCATCGAAGGCGAGCTCGATGTCGATGCCGGCCTCCATGTTTTGCTCGACCGACTTACTTCGGGCTGGCCGCTCGGGCTCCCGGCACTTTGTCCGCAGGGCCTTTGACGGTTTGACCGGCACCGCCACCGGCACCTCGTCGGGCCGCTGAAATACGCTGCACCCCGTCGATCCAAGCGAGATAGGCAGGATCAGTAGCACAAGGGCCGCCATCCGATTTGACATAGCGAATCTCCGTTCTCACTTGACCGCCAACAAGCTGCAGGTTCTCGACCTTGGTGCCGAGATCGGCCAACGCCTGATCCGACTTGAGCACCTGCTGGTTGACCACCTGCAGGCTCTTGACGGCCGTTTCCTTTTTGAAGTCGGCGAAGGCCAGCTTTTCCCCCGCAAGATCCGCGTCCCGGTTCGCGAGCCGCACCGTCTGCACGCCGAGCGCGATAGCCACGACACCCGCGAGCAGCCAGGGCGCGGCCTTGAGCAGTGCGGCCGGGTTCACGGAAAGCCCTCGCCCGTCACGTCGCGCGTCCCGCTGCCGTCGATGACCAGCAGCTGGCGGCGCGAGCGGCCGTCACGGGAACGGCCGATATGCACCCACGAACCGAACTCGTAGATGAGCTGATCGAAGTTGAGCGATTCCTTGTAGGTCGCCAGATCACGGCAGATTTCCAGCGGCGTGCCGTAGCCCGGGCAGATGAAGTCGGCAGCACCTCCCCAAACGTGCGCGCTCGTCTTGGAGGAGCCGGGCACGGCGTCATTGAGTTGCCGCCCGCGAAAGCCCGACGTGATGGTGATGACGCGGTTGCCGAGGATCCTGCGCGTCAATTCCAACATTTCGGCCGTGCGCTGTATCTCGCCCAACTCGACGGCGTTCGGCATGTTGGAAATGCCCAGGCGGGCCGCCGTCTGCGAGGCCGTGAATTCGGCGAGATCGAAATGGGCGCTGAGTTTCATGGCTGACCTTTCATTTTGGGAGGGCGTCGGAGGCGATAGAGCCAGTTGACCGAGAGCGCCGCCGCGAAGCAGACGGCAATCGGCGAGGGCGAGAAGTCGAAATCGAGCGACGGCAACGACACGCTGCCGTTGATCGCCACGACGAAGCAGAGGAACACCAGCACGCCGACGCCGATGCGCTGCAGCATCGGGGCGTGGCGGTGCTGTACGATGAGCATGGCGACACCGAGCGATGTGCCCAGCGAGCCGAAGAGGACGGCAGCAAGGTCGATGATGGGGTTCATAGCGGGCCTCCTTCGGCAGGCGGGGCTCCATTGCCGCCTTGCCCGCCGCGCGCCTTCCACCAACGCTCCAACGCGGCCCACGGGTTGCTCATCGACTTCACGATCAGATCGACGATGTACATGCCGCCTAGGCCACAGCCCCAATAGGCGAGACCCGCCATGCCATCCTTGAGCGTCCAGAACTCAACGACGCCCGGCGCCACGAAAAACACGCACGATGCGCCCGACGTGGCGGCAGCAATAGCCTTGGCCCAACTGTAATCGCGGCGATGCACGATCCCGATCAGGATGCCCGCAGCGCCCGCGATCAGGAAAAATCGCCGGTAGCCGAGGATGGTCGGATCGCCCTCCATCACGCCGCGCCCACCAGCTGCTTGGCGTAGGCCGCCGCAAACAGGTCGCGGATGCCCTCGACCGTGAGGCCGACAGAGGGATGCGCGCCCAGCTGCAGCACGAGCGGGTGATCGCTCTCGAACACCTTGGCATCGCGCCAGTAGATGCGCGGCTTACGGTTGCCCGCCTCCGCCAAGCCATCCAGCAGCGCCTCGATCGCATCGGCCAGGCCGGGCTGATCCTCGATTTCCAGCATAAAGTAGAGCCGCTCGACCGTGATGCGCTCGGCCGCCGCCGCCTGCCGCGCGATCTCGGCGTCGACCTCCTGCTGCGTCGGAGGCTCGAAATTCTCCGGCAACGGCGCGTCCCACTGCACCTCGTCGATTGTCGTCGCCGAGGAGAAGCCCGGCTTGGGCTGACAATTGATGCCCGGCCGCAGCACGGCGAGGGCTGGCATGATGCTGGGCATCAGAATTTCCCCTTGTAGAGCAGGCCGCTTTGAGCAACGACGCCGCCGCCGTCGCCGTAGTAAGTCGTCGTTCCACTCGCCTGCGAATTTTCGAGGGCGATGAGATAGGCGAGCCCCATAGCCTGCGTTGTCGCGCAGCCTTTCGGCGCAAGAAGATTGTTGGCAGGGCCCCCAGTGGCGACGGCCGTGCCCGTGAAAGCGGCGGTAGCGTTGAAGCCAACAGCCGCCTGCACGCCCGTGCCACCGCCGGTGTTGGTGGCCACCGCGCTGTACTCAGCGGAAATTGGATCCTCGCGAAGGCCGAGCACGAACGAGACACGCATGGTCGCGACGCCCCTCGCCGGGCGCCATAGAGCCGTCGTGTAGTTCCAGTTGTCGGTGAGGTCGCCGACGATGCCCTCGACCGGAACGCGATTGTAGGCGTTCCAAAGATGGAGCAGGGCCTCGGTGCCGCCCGTCGCAAACCCGCCGATGTTCCAGTTCAGCTGCGAGCTGGCGTCCGTGACGCCCGTGCCGACATAGGTGCCGAAGCGCGCGGCCGGTCCATTCGTCATGGCGAACTTGTTGACGTGGATGCCAGCGAGAAGCTCGAGCTCGGCGGTGCCGGCGCCAGTGCCGCGCTCCTGCACGAAGGTTGCCACAGTGTGAACGCCCGTCTGCGAGACCGACGTGTTGACGTAGGTCCCGGCCAGGAGATTGGCGAGCGAGGTCGCGACGTTGAACGTCGTGCCCGACACAACATGGATGAAGTAGGGCGTCAGGGCCGCGAGGCCGGTCGGCAGCGTGCCCGTCGTTTCGAGGAAGACGGGCTGCGCTTCATAGAAGCCATGGCTGCCGGCGGTGGTGAACACGCCCGGCGAAGCCAGCGTCACCGTGAAGGTCTGTGCCTTGCGCCAGCGCGGAGAACGGTAGAGCGCACCCGATGCCAGCAGGTAGAAATCGTAGCAGGAATAGGGCTGCGCGGCCGCCGCGCCGACGTTCGCCGCCGCCGAGGTGAGATCGTTGGAAATCTCGGGGAAGGTGACGGTGGCAAAGCGCGTGCCGTCCCACACCGGGGCGCGGCAGAGCCCGCCGTGTGGCGTCCAATAAACCACCGTCTTGCCGGTATAGGCCGCGCTCCCCATCACCGGCACGCCGGTCGCCAGCGAGAGACGGCCAACGGGAGCGGCCGGGCCGATCAGGCCACCGGCCACCATCAAGGCGGCATCGCTGGCCGAGCCGATCAGCGTCTGGAAGAAGGCGGAAAAGCCAAGCGCCGTACGAGCCGCCGCGATGGTGGCCGCCGTCACGACGGGTTCCATGGCGACACTCACCGGCACCGACGGCAATCCCGCCAGCACCGAGATCGCGCCCGTACCATCGAAGCCCAGCGGCTTGTTGGAACGCTGCGCCGCAATCGGCAGTTCAGCCGCGGCGAGGTCGTCGGCCAAGGGGAAGCGCACGCTGCGCTTCACCATTTCGTAGAGGCCCTGAATGTCGGCAAAGGCGCGGTCCATCTGCCGCTCGACGACCTTGGCGGGGAACGGCCCCGACGACGTGAGCGGCTGCACCTGCGTCAGCTTCGGCACGCGGTAGGCGATGATCTTGTCGCCCAGCGTCATGCCGGCCGAGACGGTGATCACCGCCCCGCTGCGGTCGGCCGCCAGCGCCACGGTGTAGGTGGGTGTGTAAATCGCGCTCGTGGCCGCATCGACGCCATAGAGCGCGATCGCTGCCGTGTCGAACACAGAGGCGTTGACGTTGAAGCTGCCCGTTGCGCCCGCAGCGGTGAAGGTCCAGCGACCCGGATCGGTGGTGAGCATTTACGGAACCCTCATCGGTGACAGGGAGGCAGGCGGGGTCTGCGGCGTCGCCGTGCCCGCAGGCGCGATGCGCGGCACGTCGGGGCGCGCGGGCCGCTCGACGCCGCCGAACGTGCCCTGCTTGTCGTCGAGCGCGGCCTGCTGCTGGCGCCACGCGATCTTGAATTCACCGAAGTTGCGATCAGCCAGGATCGCGGCCTGCGCCAGCTTCCGGTAATCGCGCACGGTCGCGGTGATGAAGTCGGCTTTGCCGCCCTCCGGGCCGTCGCTCATCTTGGAGTAGACGGCTGACATCGGATGCCGCCCCTCGACCACGGCATCGAGATAGTCGCGCGCGCCGAGGCCCCACGCCGGATGTTTTAGCGCGTTGCCCGCCAGCACGACGTAGCGGTCATAGACCTGCGGGAAGTCGCGAAAATTCGTCGGCACGCCCTCGACCATCGACTTGCGGTCGATGCGCTCCACGCCCAGGCGCAGCCGCTGCATCTCGGCGTCGATGGGCGATGGCACGAGCTTCTGCACCCGCCACGGGTTGATGGCGTCGGCCTCGGGGCCGTAGCCCGATTCCTGCTCGCGCGGCTTGCCCCACAGGTCGCGCGCGGGCGTGAGGCCTTCGGCATAGACGGGGATGCGCGCCTGGATGTAATCCCAAATCTTCATGCGCTCGCGCATGACCGGATCGCCCACGGACTTCGCGAAGTTGACGCCCGACGGCACGAGGCTGCCCACCTGGCCGCCCAGATAGCCGAAGGCGCGGCGGTCCGAATCCTCGATCATCCACATGAAGTCGGCGATGCCCTTGAGGTACGTCTTGTTGACGACCGTCGAGGCCACGGCCGCGATGCCGGCGGCCCAGAGCTCGGAGAACTCGTCGAGCTTGTCGCCGTCCACTTCCATGCGGCGGTTGATGTCGGCCATGTCGGCCGCGAAGCCCATCAGCATGCCGTAGGGATCGGCGCGCTCGTAGGCCACCCACTTGTCACCGACCCGCACGGAGTAAGGCTGCCAGCCCTGACGCTGCAGCGCCTCGCGCTGGCCGGGATCCTTCGGACCCTTGCCGGTGATCAAGCCACGGTCGGCATAGTCGGCCGCCATCAGCATGATCGACGTGCCGGTGCCCATACGGGCCAGCGCCAGCTCGCGCCGCACGCCACCGGCCGCGATGTCGTCGCGCACGCCCGACATGAAGGGCGCAATCGGCGTGCGCTCAAATCCGTAGCGCACGATGTTGATCGGCGTCTTGATGAACGGCAGCACGAACACCGTCGCGGGCCACTTTTCGCGGATGCGCACCAGCGCACTGGCGGCCGAGCCCGCGTTCTGCGTGAAGGTCATGTAGGCGGCGGCATCGACCGCTTCGAGGCGGATGTTCTCGGGCGGGTTTTTCACCAGCTCAGCCACGCGCTCGCGGAGCGCCACGCCGTCGAGGCCTTCCGACGTGGCCTGCCGCACCGCCTGGGCGTTCACTTCCATGCGGTAGCCGATTGTCTTGAACAACTCGTCGCTGGCGCCCAGCAGGCGCGACGGCATGCGCTCGGCGGTGCCGAGGAAATCGACCATGCGCGCGAGGCCGTTGTCCTGCAGGCGGAAGCTCTCGGCCGAGATCGCCCCGGTGCGCGGCAGATCGACCTTGCCGAGCGCGCTGCCGGTCTCGCCCGTGCGCAGCGCGATCCAGAACATGCGCCACGCATCCTTTTGCGCGGCGATGATGCCCGCCATCATGGCCGCCGCCTCGCCCGGCGCGACACCCGACGGCAGCGCGCCCTCGGCACGGCCGAGCGCCGACAGCTTCTCGGCAACGCCGCGCTCGATGATGGTCTGCGCCATCACCAGCGTATTGCTGGCCGCGTTCACGAGGTGCGTCTTGGGCGAGCTCAGCAGGCCGTTGACCCACACCTCCGACACCATCTGCCACTTGGTCGCCTGCGACGACGCCATCGCCATTTCGTGCAGCGCCGACGGCGGCGCTCCCGAATCCATCAGCAGCGCATGCCGCCGGGCAATCTCGCGGGTCGTCTGATCGCCGCCCGCCGCCTCAAGGGCGTCGATGATGGCGCGGCTGCGCTCGACATCGCCCGAAGCCGCGGCCGGAATTTTCCATGCATTGAGCGCGCGGCCCGCCTCGGCGCGCGCAGCCAGCACTTCGCGCAGCACCGCCGCCTCGGTGGCGACGGCGCGGCGATAGGCGAACAGTTCCATCGGCCCGGCGTTCGGCCCCGACGCGATGCGCGCCGTCGCCAACGTGCGTTCGGTCGCCGCCGTCAGCAGCTGACGGGCCGCAAGGATTTCCTCGGCGTTGAAGGCCTGGCCTTCGCGGCGCGCGATGAGATCGTCGACCGTCATGCCGAGCTCGTCGGCCAGCTTGGCGGTCTCCTCCTGGGTGATCTTGCCGCGACGGGCCTTTTTGATTTCCTTCTGGAAACGGTCGGTCATGTCGCGGATGACGACCTTCACATCGTCGGCCGTGTCGATCCGCGCCCAGTTGATCGCGATCCGGCCATCGGCCAGGTCGCCGGCGGCAGGCTTCGGCTCGGCCTTGACCTCGGCCTGCAGGCCCTTGTCGTCGGCCGCCTCCGACAGCGACTTGGGAGACGGCGCACGATCGCCATCGACGAAGGAGACCAGCTTGGCGTTGGGTGACGAATCGCCGCCCATGACCTTTGCCAGATCCTCGGCCGACATCTTGCCGTACTTGGCCTCCTGCTCGGCCATCGCGGCCTTTGCCGGGTCGATCTTTTCCCCAGCATTGCCAGCCCGCGCGGCCCTGTAGGCGCGGAACGCCGCCATGAGCCCTTCCGTCGCCACACCCAGCCCGAGGCCTTCCACGGCCCGCCGGAGGCGATTGACGGCCTCGTTATCGTTGGGGTCTGTCGCAAGGAAGTCGGGCACCACCTTTTCGAGCGCCGGGACCTTGTTCAGGAAGGCGGCCAGGTTCTCCTCGTTCGGGTCGAACATGAGCGCATCGCCCACCGCGCCCGTGGCAAGGCTCTTGATCGCGGCACCCGAGGCGCCGCCCACACCTTCGGCAAAAGCACCGATGCCCTTGAACAGCTTGCCGCCGGTCGCCATCGCCGTGAGGAACTGCGCCACCTCCTTGATGATGGGCGCGGTCGCGGACTTGCCTGCGCTCGGCGTGATGGCGTCGATGGTCCGCGCCAGCGCCTGCGCCGGGTTGGCGAGCAGGGCGTCGAGATTGGTGCTGCCCGTCTTGGGGATCGGCAGCGTGAGGTCTACGACGTTGGCGTTCAGCCACGAGGCCATCGAATCGGCGGCCTTGAACAACTCGGTTCCGGCAGCGCCAACGCCCGCGCCAACGGCGGCCGGGGCGCCCACGATCTCACGGCCAACAGCACCGGCCGCCTCGCCGATGCCCATCTTCGCGATCTTCTCCGGCACCGTGCCCTGCGGCGGCATGCCGGTGGCCGGGTCGGTGATCTCGCCCCCGCCCGGCGCTTCACCCGGAGAAGGGGACAGGGAAGCGGCCTGGACGGGGGAGGCTCCCGGCTGATCGCCTTGAGCCGGAAGGGGGACGCCGTATTTCTCGCGGGCGCGCTGCTCGATGGTCGAGGCGTCGAGACGCTGGCGCTCGACCATGTAATCGACGCCGGCATCGTCGCTGCGCTCCCTGCCACCGCCAAGCTGGCCGTCGCGCGTGATGTCGGGCGCGAACGTCTGGTCGGGCCGCCGCGCCTTGATGTCGATGACAAGGCCGCCGCCTGCGCCGGTGTCTTTCGGATCGGCCATTACAGTTGCTCCTCAGGCGTGTAGCCGGGGCGCTTGACCGCATCCTCGACGTAGTGGCGCAGCAACTCCTGCGTCATGAACTCCTGCATCGCAGGGCTCGCGCCCTCCTTCGGCAGCACCGCCGGATCGACGCCGAACTGCTGCATGAAGCCGTTCATCCAGGCGGTCGGGTGATCGGCGGCCTTGCCGCTCGACGGCCAGTGCATGACCGTGTCGCCCTCGACCACCGACGGCCGGTCGCCATTCAGGTACGCTGCGCGATAGTCGAAAGACGGATCGTCGATCTCGTTCGGCTTCTCGCCGAACTTCGTCTCGAAGCCGCGACGCCACTCGCGCACATCAGGATCGAACGCCATGAACTTCTGGTAATCGGCCTCGTGGCCCGGGGTCCAGAAACGCATGCCGGGAACGGCGGGCTTTTCGTCGGCCATCATCGCCTCCCGTCGCCGCTGCCGATGCTGGGCTTGGCCTGCGGCCCCGGCTTCGGCGGGTTGGCCGCGTCGCGCTGCAGGATGATGTCATCCCACTGCTGCAGACGACGGAGCTCGAAATCCTTTTCCGCCTCGCTGATCTGTTTCTTGTCGAACAGCTGCAGCACGCGCAGGCCTGCTGCCTTCACGTCCTCCATGGCGATGGTCTCGCGCGTGCCCGCGTAGCCCTGCGGCAGGCCGACGGCGAGGCTGATCTGGTCGAAGTTGATCAGCCGGTAGCGGCGCACGATGTCCTGCGCCATTTCGGTGGCGACGCGCGGGTCTTTCTTGATGGCGTCCTTGTTGGCCTCGGCGAAGGTGTCGAACTCGAGGAGCGCCTGGGCGCGGCCGGCATTGGCGATCTTGGCGCTCGACGCATCGAACATCAGCGACGGCGCCAGCGTGTCGTTCACCAGCGAGTAGCCGCGCTTGTAAGGGCTGGGCGGCCCATCGTCTTTCAACGCCTGCCGGTTCTTTTCCAGCAGCGAGACGTAGGTGTCCTTGGTGATCTTGTTCGACTGCAGCTTATCGAGCAGCTCCTTGCTGATGTCCTCGCGGTCGAGCTTGGGCAGCACATCACCCAGCGCGTCCTTGTCGTCGACAGCCGCGCCGCCCCTCAGCACTTTCAGCCCGGCATTGTAATCGTCGGGCTTGAGGAAGGGCCGCGCGGTTTCGAGCCAGTCGCGATTGAGGGTGCCGTCAGACGACCGGCTCATCATTTCCTTGGTCGCGCGATCGGTCACGATGGCGGCCTGCTTGGTCTCGATTCGCTCCTTGCGCGCTTCGAGCGCCAGCGCCTGCGACAGCCGCGCGCGGCTTTCACTGTTCGCCGCGTCGATCAGACGCTCGCGCTGCACCGGGTCGAGGTTCGGCAGGGCCTTGCCGCCCGCCAGCGTCACGCCCGCCTGCCCGGGATTGTCGCGAATCATCTTGAGCGCCGCGGCCTGGTCGACCTTGCCCAGCGTGTCCTTGCGCTCCTGGGCATACTTGGCGTCGCTCAGCCAGCCCTGATCGAAGGCCTGCTTGAGATTGGCTTCCATCGTGTCGAGATAGGCCTGCCGCTCGTTTGGGTTCTTGGCGTCGACCGCTTTCGTCACCAGCGCATCGTTGGTCTCGCGCAGACCGACGACCGACTTCTCGACGAGATCGGTGCGCGCCTGATGGCGCACCGTCGTCGCCATCGTGTCGGCAATCGGGTTCACCGTGCGCTGGAAGAACTTGGACGTCTTATCGTCCATGCCTTCGGTCAGCTGCGCATAGCGCTCCTTGGCATAGGTCTGGAACTTGGCCTCGCGCCCGGCGATGTCGGGGTCGCCCTGCAATTCGACGCGCTTGCGGTCGAGATCGTTCTGGAACGCCGACTGACCTTCCGTGATCTTGGTCATGCGGCCCAGTTGCTGCTCGGCCTCGCCGATGTCGGCCAGCTTCTCCGTGAAGATCAGTCCGGCCCGCTGCTGGTCGCGACCCTGCTGCTCGGCGTCGCCCTGCGGCGTGAAGCGCACGTTGCTGCCGCGACCACCGCCGACGGATGAGGGAACGAGAAGAGGAAGCGCCATCAGCCGACACCCTCGCGCGCGATGTAGTCGTCAATGCCGTCGTATTTGACCGTGGTCTTGCTGCCACCGAGCAGATCGGCCACCTTGCTCGCGCCCGTCAGCAGCTGCGCGCCGGCCTGGCCGTAGCCCGCGTAGCTCGGCGTGAACCCACGCTGCGAGGCCTGGGCCTCAAGCTCGGCGTCCTGGGCTTCCATCTCGCCTTCCCACAGGCGGCGCTGGCGCGAGAGCTCACCCGCCCCAGCGCCCGCGATCAGCACTTCCAGCGGCGAGCCTTCCTCGACAATCAGGCCATTCGCGCCGGCATTGGCGCGCACACTGCCCAACGTGCGCCGCGTGTTGAGGGCGATATCCTCGGCATCGGTCACGGCACGGTCGCGCGCGATGGCGGCCCGGCGACGACCGACGGCAAGGTTGGCCGAGTTGGAGACTTCCACCGCCTCCGAGCCGCGGCTGTTCGACGACATGGTCGAGTAGATCGACGCGCCGGCCCCCAGCACCGCAGCGCCGGTTGTCAGAGCCGTGGCCGTGGTTACACCCGACACATCACTCTCCCGTCACGACGATGTCGTTGAGCGCGGGATCGCGCCGCGACGCGAGCAGCGCGTCCTCGTCGGTGAATTGCGCCTCGGCTTCCTCGACCGTTTCTGCGGCGGTCGGGAAGATCATGGTCAGCGCCATGTCGGTTCGCGCGACGAACGCCTGCTTGCGGCCGGCACTGGCGGGCAGCACGTTGTAGCCCGTGGCGTGCAGCGGTTCGTCGCCCTCGACGTAGATCATCGCGTCGCCTTCCAGGATCAGCACCGTGGCGATCTTGATCAGGGCGCCGGTGATCAGCAGACCGGCCGGGACATAGACCGTGCGGGCATACATGCCGCCGTGCAGCAGATGCTCGGTGCGAATCGGCACCTGCGGCTGCGCCGCGCGATCGCTTTCGAGACGGCGCACCTTCTCGATGCCTTTGTCGCTCATCGACGGGACCATCATGCGGCTGCGCACGCGGTCGATGTTCGCCGTGCCGACACGCTTGAAGAACACGCGATTGGTCTCGACGTAGCCCAGGCGCGGCAGCAGCTCGAACAGCTTGCCCGCATAGGGCGCGCTCACCAGCAGGCCGGGCGAGCCGAGCTCGTGCGCCTTGTTCTCGGCCTCGCAGAGCAGCCGCAGGCCCGCCATCGTCGAGCGGTGAGCCTTGGCGACAAAGAAGCTCTCGCTCACCGCGACGGCCACGCCGTAATGCGGCAACACCGGCACAACCATGGTGATGAAGCCGACCAGCTCGCCCTCGTGCCACGCGCCCAGCAGGTGCAGCAGGCCGAGGCTTTCGAGGTTGCGGTAGGACGGCATGCGCGCATCGGGCGGCGGCAGGCCGTCGATGGCCGATTCGGCGGCATACTCGGCCAGCAGCGCGCGGAAGGTGATGGCGGCTTCGAGCTCGGCCACGGTGTTCGACATCACGTTCATGCGGCATCCCTCCGCGCGGCGTAGGGGACGCTGCCGTTCATCGTGTCTTCCCACAGGCAGGTTTCTGCGATGCGCATGATGGCGCGGCAGCGCACCGGCAGCGCCGGCACGTCGCTGCGCACGCGGGCATAGGTGACGCCGTGAAGGCCGCCCGGGAACGCGCCCCGGTTCATGCCCTCGAATGACAGACCAAGGTGCAGCAGCAGCCGGTGGCCTTCGCTCCAGTTGTAGACGGTCTCGGCATAGACCCGCTGGGCCCAGCCGCTGGCCGGGTGCAGGGCCTGCTCGATGCCCGCTCGCATGGCGGCCACGATGTCGCCCCACAGGGCAGGCGACAGATCCTGCTCGCCGATCAGCGCCCAGGCGCGTGCCCTGCCCTCTTTCTCGTCGATCAGGCCAGCCGCGGCGACCGGCACGTCGTCGACCAGCAGCGCCTGCGCCGGACCGGCCACCATGGCGGCAATGGCCGCCTCGGTGAGCACGCCCTTGAACAGGCGCTGCCCGGCCCGCACGCGGGCTTCAAGCCGTTCCACGTGGAACTGTTTCAACGGGGCGAACAGGGCGGCCATCAGCCCGTCTCCCCGACCGTGTATTCCGGGCCGATATAGGTGATCGTGAAGGGCTGCGCGCCGTCGGCCACGATGTAGGGCGCGACGGGCGTATCGCCCTCAGGGCCGCCTTCCAGGGCCAGATCGCCGGTATAGAACGGCGGCGGCATATCCATCGGCTGGGCACCCCGGCGCAGCGGCCGAAGGCCGACCACCGAGCCGTCGAACTTGACCTGCTTGAGCCCGGCCGTGCGCACCACACGCACCCGCGCCCGCACGTTGCGCGTCGACCGGCCGACCGCGTTCTTGGAAATCTTGGGGTTGGGCGGCATCGGCTGAATTTCCGAGCGATAGGCGAGGCCCACCGTCGCGACCCACACGTCGATCTCGCCCACCATGGTCGACGTGGCGAGCACGCCGCCCGCGACCGTGAAGGGGCCGACGTCGGCCCCATCGAGCAGGGCGCGCACGCTCTGGGTGTTCAAGTGCGTAAGGCCGGTGACTTCCGTGATCGACACCAGCCAGTCGCCCGAGGCCACGGGACTGGTTGGCGCGGCGCCCTCAACCCTGACCGTGATGTCGGTGGCGCTGTCGACCGACTGGATACGCAAGGTGCGCGCGACCCACGTCGGCATGTTGAGCGCGTCGCTGTTGCCGGCCTCGAGCACGCGAATGGCCTTGTTGGCATCGCCCGCCACAAACACACCGGCCGACGCCCGCCACAGCTGCGTGCCGACGCCGTCTGAAATCTTGGTGAGGGTCGCGCTTCGCGCATCGCGCACCGTGACGGCCTGGTCGAGGTTGACGGCCTCACGATCGGGCTCGGTATTGCGCAGCTGGTTGCTCAGCACTTCCAGCGTGAGAGTGCCCGCGCGGTCGACCAGCATCCAGATTTCGTCGCCGTCGGCGGTCGGCAGCGTGTTGACCGACAGCACCTTGCCGCCATTCGCCAGATGCTGCGGCATGAAGTTGATCACGTCCTGATCGGGCGCGTAGGAACCCACGATCATCACGCCATCCTCGCGCGCTATGCAGACGAGGCCATAGGGCTTGTCCGCCCAGGCGAGCGACACGCCCGGCGAATCGCGCAGATGATGCTCGCTGCGGATGCTGATCTCGCGGTAGCCCAGCGCGTCGGCGTAGACCTCGCTCTTGGCCTTGATCTCGCCCAGGCTGCGGCGCTGCGGATCGAGATAGAGCACGCTGCCCTGCGCCGTGATCGCGCGCACGTTGCCGCCGCCCGTGCTGGTTGGCACCTTGGCGATGTCGACATTGAGCGGCGTCAGCGCCGTGCTCGTGCCCGACGTGCTGACGCGCTGCACGCCCGAGCCGGTGACGACGACAAGCACGCGCTCGGAGCGCACGTCGCGGATCACCGGCACGGCATCGGCCGCCGCCACGATCTGGATGGCGCTGTCGTCGTCGGTGCCGGGCGTGAAGGTGAGAAAGCTGCCGGACTTCGACAGGTCGACGCGCGGGAAGGAATTGGAGACGTTGCTGCCAAGCGTCAGCCGCTCCTGATGGATGCAGATGCAGGCCGGATGCCCCGTCGTGTCGCTGTAGAGGCCGAGCCGCCATGCCGCCGTAGCGCCCGTACCATCGGGCGCGGTGGTGAACGTCACCGTTACCTGCGTCGTGCTGGTGAAGGCGGTGATCTTGCCCCACGCCCATGCCGCACTCGCCTTGAGACGCACGAGCCGGCCGACATCGGTCGCTGCGAACAACGCAGCCGAGGCCGTGACGGTCACAGGGCCAGTCGCAGCAGCCGCGGCGGTCAACGTCGTGGCGCTGACATTCTCCGAATAGTACGGGCCGTCTACAAAGGCGGCAGCGGCGAGCGTAAACGTCTCCGGCGGCCCCAGCACCGTGCGGCGAAGCTCCTGCATGGTGACGCTGGGATGCGTGAACCACATCACGTCGGCGCTTTGATGCCAGCGCAATTGCCGGGCCTGCGCCGCCGTCCAGGGCGTCGTCAATTCGTAGATGGCAAGGAAGGCGTCGAGCACCTGCACGCGGTTGCTGCGCCAGAACCGCATCTTGAGGTCGGAAAATTCCACCGTGTAGGCATCGCCCGCGCCGAACACGAACGACGAGGTGAACTTGGCCGTCGCCGCCGCAGCACCGGCACGCCGCGAGCCCGGCCGGCGCATCGCCGGGCCATGCACCACGGCGACCGCGTTCTTGCCACGCCGCAGGCCTGCCTCGTAGGCCGGGTTATCGAACTGGCCGAGCAGCAGCGGCGAGAGCTCGCCCGCGTTGAACTTGGTGAGGGCCTGCGTCGTCATCAGCCGGTGGACCGATTGGTGAACCACGAACCGCCGTCGATCTCCGGCGCCGGATTTTCCTTGGCGTCGATGTTGCGCGCGCCCGCCTGATCTTCCTTGGCTTCCTTGCGGAACAGCGACGCGCCCTCTTTCGAGCCCAGCACCTTCAATGCGGCCTTGCTCGCGATCTCGGAGGCCAGCGCCTCGGCAAATTCGTCGTCGAACTCCGACGGGTCGGTGATGCGGCCGATATAGATCACGTAGAGCGGCGCGCTTTCGTTCGTCAGTATCTTGCCCGCCTCGACGCGATAGACCGGGCTGTCGCCGTGCTGGGCCGGGTCGAGTTGCCAGACGCGCGCGCAGGCGGGATCGGCAGGCAGCGAGAACTGGCGGGCGAAGCCGAAGGCCGGCGCATCGGCGTCGGCGTCGAGCACCGCGCGGCGCATGGCAAAATTCCAGGGGTGCGAGCGCAGCACGCGCCCGAGGCGTTCGTCGTAGGCGCGCACCACCGCATCGGCATCGCCATACTCCTGCGGTGCCCCGCCGTCGGCATCCACGACCAGAGGATCCTGGCCGAGGAGCGCCAACGCCGAGTTGCAGATGCTGGTTTTGCTATGCGTCATGGTGCGCGCCTACTTCGATCCGTGGTCGATCAGCGCTCGACGTACCGCACGATGGCGGCGAACTTCGCCGCCTGCGATGCGCCGATGTGGGTCGCCGTCAGGCAGAGGTCGACCCACTTGTGCGGGACGGTCGCGGCGATGCCGAGAATGTCGCGCAGCGTGTTGTTGATCTCGTCGTAGTCGATCACGGCCGACTCGATCAGGAGGTCGATGCGCGCGATTGCGGCCGACACGTCGAGCGCAGAGGCGAAGCAATCGGCGTCGATTACAGCGCCGCCATTCTCGGCGGTGTCGTAGCAGCCGATCTCGACGACGCCGGAAGCACCCCAGGCGGCCGTGGCGAACACGAGCGAGTCAATGGTCCAGCCGGTCCAGAGGCGCAGCAGAGGGTAGATGTCGGCGGTGGACTGTCCCGCCGCCTTGGCGTGGTTGGCAGCGACGCGGGACATCGCGCCGCCGAACTTGTCGGTGCTCTGAATGGTGTGAGCATCGAGCTCGGTGATCATGGTGGACTTGCGAACGGTCATTTTACTTTCCCCCTAAGGGTCGCTGATTGGAGAGAGGGCGGGGAGGACAGGCCTCCCCGCGTTGATCAGGGCGTCAGACCGGCTTAGGCCTCGACGCAGGGCACCTCGGCCACGCGCACGTCCTCGGTGCGGGTGGCGCCCATGTTCTGGTCGAGCATGATGCGCTCGACGAACGATGCGCTCGGGTCCTTGCCGATGTTGACGCGCGGCTCGAGCTCGCTGAACAGGCCGACGCCGTTGGTCGCCATGGCGAAGCAGCGGCGGCGGCCCGAACCGTCGACCGGCAGCTGCTCGCTGCGCACCCAATCGAAGCCCATCCAGTGCGTGATGTTGCCATCGCGCAAGGCGGTGAGGTCCCCGATGTAATCGGAGCTCGTGGCCTTCGCTTCCGTCAGCAGATCGGAAATCTGCTTGGCCGAGTGCACCATGACGCGACGCGGGTTGGGCACGCCTTCGTCGACTTCCTCGGTGTCGAACCGCACCTTGGTCGCCCGCACCTTGTCGAAGGTCATGCCGACGCCGCCGTGCGCAATCAACTGAGCGGCGGGCAGGGCGTTGTCGGTGGTGGTGCCGTCGGCGTTGAACGAGACGCGCGTGCCGAGCGCCGCCGTGATGATGATGCTGTCCTGCTTGCGGTAGAAACCGGCCACCGCCGCGAGCTTGTGCTTGTTCTTCGGGTCGGCAACCAGCGTGCGCAGCTGGGCCTCGTCGAATGCATCGCCCCACTCGTAGGGAACGACCTGGCCCCGGATGCGCGAATGCTGGGGGCTCATCTGCGGCGTAGGTCCGGCGAAGCTGGTCTTTTCGCGCGGCGTGACCTTGCCGATGTAGTTGAACCAGAAGTACCGCGCGTCGATGGCGTCGGGTTCCGGGTCGCAATATTCGACGAGCCGCGCCTTCATCTGCTGGGCGATGAGGGTGTAGTCGCGGCGGAACTTGTCCTGAAAGCTGATCCGATCGGTATCGGTCAACATGGTTTTTCTCCGTACGAAAGGTTTTCACCGATCGGCCGGATTGCCCCTTGCAGGATCCTGAGCCTCGCCGGAGACGCCCGGCGTGGGCGACAACGCTCGCTGTGCGTTGACAACAGGCGGGCCGCAGGTCCTGCGGTTATCCGCTGATCGCCCCCACCGCGGGGCGCGGGGCAGGACATTCCTGCCTGCTTGTCCGCGCCCCTTCTCGGGGTTTATTTCGGCGCTTCGTTCGCGAGCGCTTCGAGACGCATCACGCGATCCGACCAGCCCTTGTGCTGCGGGTCGCGCTTGTTGTTGTAGGGGTGCTTCTCGTCCTTGAAGGCACCGCCATAAAGTTTGTCGAGCTCGGCCTTGGCGGCTGCCGGAGACGAGAACGCACCCGTCCCGCCCTTGCCGCCGCCACCGCCGCCGCCCTCGAAAGACGATTCGCTGATCGCCTCACCCATCGCCGCGAACAGCTTGGCGAAGATCGGGTTATCGAAAGCGAACGTGCCGTCGGCCAGCTTGACCGTCTTGAACTCGTCGAACTTCTGCCCGGAGGCTGCGAGCACGGTTTGCAAACCGACGCGACCCTGCTCGATGAAGGCGTCGTAGCCGTCGCCCTTCTCCTTGCGCAGGTTGGCCTCGGCAGTCGCCCGCCCCGTCGCCGCGGCCTCGATCCCGGCCGTGACAAGGCCGGTCTGCCATTCGGTGAGGCCGGCCACCGCCGCCTGAGACAGGCCGAGCTTGTGCGCAACCGCCGCGAACGAGGCCTGCACGGCCTTGTCGTCATCGGTGAACGGCCGATCCTTGACCTCGGGGAACTGATAGGCGTCAGGCTTCTCGGGGCGGCCGAGCTTGTTGAACACCGCATCCCATTCCTCGGGCTTGGCGTCCTTGCCGGGCAACACGATCTTGTCGGCGCCGATCATCTTCTCGGCGTTGACGTAGCCCTCCGCGAGCGCGCCGATGTCCTTGAACTTGGCGAGACCGGCATGCGCCCTCAGCGGCTCCGGCAGCGTCTCACGCCAGGCAGCGCCACCACCGGCACCACCGCCTTCGCCACCGCCAGCGCCACCGCCAGCGCCACCGCCAGCGCCACCGCCAGCGCCACCGCCTTCGCCGCCGCCAGCACCGCCGCCAGCGCCACCGCCTTCGCCATCCGGCGCGAACAGGATCCTACGCCGCCACATTGGCGCGCTCCTGGGCAGCGGCCTCGCGGGCCTCGTTCATCGGAACGACCAGCTTCTTGATCTCGGAGACCAAGCCGCTGATGTCACTCTTGCACGAGCTCGAATAGAGCTCGCCCAGGATCGCGGCAGCCAGGCACACGCCAAACTCGACCGCCGCGACACGGGCCTCAAGGTTCGACGACGGGTCGGTCAACTCGTCGACCGTCCCATTCGTCCGATCCAACTCCTCGCGCAGCTTGTTCAGCTGCCCCTGCATCGCGAGCAGCGCTTCGCCACCGTCGGCGGCCTTCGCCTTTTCCAGTTCCTCGCGCAGCTTGCTCAGCTGCCCCGACAGCGCAGACAGCGCCTCGCTGCCGTCTGCGGCTTTCACCTTTTCCAGCAGTTCCTCGCGCAGCTTGTTCAACTGCCCCTGCGTCGCGGGCAGCGCGTCAGCCTTCGCCTTCTCGTCAGCCATGTCCCTCTCCTTCTCGTCCATCGCTCTCCGCGTGCGTCTGGCGCGCGGGCGACTTCGTCGTAACTGGAGGCATCACGTGGATGGTCCAGCCCATGTCATCGAGAAGCTTCGCGGCGAAGTCGCGCGTGGCGCGCTGCCGAACGAGCTCCTGAGGGTCGATGCGCCCCTGTTCGTCGTTGATCTCCACTTCCTTGCCGAGCAGGCCGCCATCGCGCGCGATGGTCTCAGCCAGCGGCCGGTACTGCGGATGGCCCAGCAGGTCGCGAAGCTTGCTCATGCCGCCACCGCCTCGGCCGGCGCTGCACCCGCAGGCGGCTGCGCGTTGGCATCCTTGATCAGGTTGGCGACGACGGCGGCCATCGGCGCTGCGTTCTTGACGCCCGTGGTCACGTCCTTGAAGCGCTCGACCTCGGCCGCCTCGCGCTGCACGGCCAGGCGCTGCTCGCGCATGCGGTCGCGCACGTCGAGCGGGCGCAGGATCGAACTCGGGATGCCGATGCCATCGGCCTGCGCACGCATGCCCTCGTCGAGATCGAAGTTGTCCCACAGGGCCTCGTCGCCGGTCGCCTTGATGGTCGGTTCCAGCAACTCGAAGCTCTGCGAGATCGAACGCGCGACGCCCAGGCGCATGGCCTTGGCGTCGGGCGAATCGAAATTCGGCTGCAGCGGCATGGCCTGCAACTCCGGCGGAGCCTCGTCGAACACGCCGGGGATGCGCGACAAGATGTTGAACGTGCGGCTCACGATGGGGCCCAGGCGCTCGACCTGCTGGCGGCCCAGCAGCGGCGCGAGGCCGCGCTTCGATTCGGCTTCCAGCGACAGGAACTGCGTCGCCGTGAACTTCGGGTCGCGCGAGAGCTCGATCAGCTGCTTGAGGAAGGCGCGGCGCACCAGCTCGCGGCGGTCCTGAATGAGCTCAAGCCCGATGTCGACGCGCGTGTTGGTGAGCATCGGGCGCGGATACGCACCGTTCGACAGGTACTCCGGCCGCACGCGATTGATCGCGCGCGCCTTGAGCGAGATCGGCCCCATGTCCTCGTCGTCGGGCGACAGCAGCGGCGGGTCGACGGTGCGCTCGCCGGCCAACATCGTGGTCCGGTTCATGCGCTGCAGGATTTCGGTATCGCCCAGGCCCTTGTGACCGCAGCCGCGGCCGTAGATTTCGTTGACGCGCCTGGACCAGCGCGAGCAGATGTATTCGAGCTCGTGGCTGCCGCCATCGCGCACGATGCCGGGATGCGTGAGGCAGAGATAAACCGAGCGGTACGCCATGTTGCGGCGGTCGCGCTTGGAGCGATCGCGCTCCGTGCGCGGCTCGTTCACGTGCAGGAACGTCACGAGGTCGTAGGCCTGGCCGGGGCTTTCCGCCATCTTCCAGACCTGTTCGGGCACGTCGGCGCCCCACTTGTTGACGGCGGCCCGCGCCGTCAGCTCGAACTCGCGGCCTACGATGTCGATCTCGCCGTCGGCATTCTCGCCCCACGCCACGCGGCCCATGTCGCAGGCGCGGTAGAGCGGCAGCTTGGCGGCACGCGGCTCGACGTGCAGGCACGAGTTGCCCAGCGCGATCAGCTGCTTGTTGTCCTCGTCCATCGCGAGATTGAACCGTGACGACGGATGCCGGAAACAGCGCAGCATTTTCGTCGTGTGCTTCCACAGCCATGCGCCGGCGTGCGTGTCGCGGGCAAAGACCTCGTCGAACAGCCCGAGCTCGAACCAGCGCGTCGCCGGGTTCGTCGTCATGGCGTGAAGCGCCGAGCTCGCCATGTCGGCGGCATCTTCGGCGCTGTTGTCGTAGATTTCGCCGCGCGTCGCGGCACCGTCGCCACCACCGGCCCAGGGCGGCGTTCCGTCCGGGTAGATCAACTCATTGATGCGCTGCCACGTCGGCTCATGCCCCGAACGGAACGAGAGCCGCGCGTGATGCGCACCGAGGAGATCGTCGAAGGCCGGGTCCATCGCCTAGCCCATCGTGTCGAAGCTGCCGAGCAGCGACGCGCCCTGACGGCGCGACGGGTCGGTCTGGGCACCACCGGCAATCAGCGTGGCCCCACGGCCACCGATGCCAGCCTCGATCACGCGCTGCTTGCGCTCGGCTTCCTTGACGGCCGGATCGTCCTGCTTGGGCGCAGGCTCCGGCTGCATGTAGATGATTTGCGGGGGTTGAATGACCCTGCCGCCGCCGCCACCGCCGCCACCCATTACATCGCCCCGCTCCGAGGGAAGGGATTTTCAGGTGACGAGGAATTTCCGCGCGAAAGTGTTTCAACCGCAAGAGGGCAAATTTGCCCGGCTACACCATGGCTGGGGACGCTGCGCGCTCAGCCTCTCGACGTCGCCAGCGCGCGACCATTTCCTCGAGCCGGTTCTTCGGCTTGCCCGTCAGCCGTTCCAGAATCGCCCAGGGCACGCCGCCGTCGCGGTACACGATGACCTGCGGCGCGAGATCGGCCGCGCGGTCGATGACAATTTCCATGCGATGAATGTCGGCCATGGTGCTCCCCGTTAATCGCTGATGGCTTCGGTTTGTGGCTTGCCGCGGCGCGTGCCGCCGGCCTTGCGGCCCTCGAACTCACCGACGGCCTCGTCGTCGAGCGCCATGTATTCCGCGGCCTCGCAGACATGGCTGTGATGGTTCTTGGCCGGCGTGTCGGATGATCGCGAGGCAAGGCCCGCCCGCACGTTGGCGAAGTGGAACAGGCCGCCCAGGCCTTCGCGCAGCACGCGCGCGGCCGGGTCGATCAGCAGGCCCGGTTGCCCATCGACAACGCGGCTCATCGGCACGCGCAAGGCCTCGCGACGCGCCGCGATGACGTTGGTGCGCGCGGGGCGGATGTTGAGGCCGGTGCGCGCGCGCATCGCCATGATCCAGTTGGCCTGGCCTGCCTGCTTGTCCGCTCCCCACTGCGCCGAGGGATCGACGGTGCAGATGATCGCCTTGCGCGACCACGCGCCATACTGCGGCTTGCCCAGCTCCTCGTTCACGAGCTCGGCGAATCGCTCGACGCCGCAGCCGTGCTCAACCGTCACCTCGGCCTTGAAGCGCAGCTGACGCGCCATGCCGCGCTGGCCGATGGCCGCCGCCGGGTTGAGCGTCTGGTTGCCGCCGTCGAAGCCGATTCGGAGCGGCAGGTTGCTGTCGAGGGTGAACGATCGCGTGTGGAACAGATCCTTGAACTCGGGATAGACCGACGTGCCCGCCAGCGGCAGCACGTGCTCGTTATCGACCATGCGGCGCACGGTGCGCTCATCGGACTTCGCGATGATGTCGTCGTAGTAGCCGGGCCGAAGGTTGTGCAGGTTCTCCGCATTGGCCGCGCGACCGCCGGGCTGCTCGAACAACTCGACGCCGGGCTTCCACTCGCCGGCCATCTTCGCCGCATAGGCCCAGGAGCCGATCAGGAATTGATTGCTGCCCATCCAGAGCGTGGGCGACACGGCGCCATGACCGTCGATGCTGCGCGCGGGATAGCGGCCCAGGCGGGTCATCGCTTTTCTGAACACTGATTCGGGCAGCATGTCGCCCTCCTCGAGCCAGATGTCGGTGGGCGCGAGACCGCGCCAGAAATTCTCGATGTCGGCATCGGAGCGCATCTCACCGATGGCGCGCATGTGCATCGTGTAATCGACCGGCCCCATCGGCGTCACGAGGTGCAGCGTCGTGTCGACCGGCCCGTCCTTGGCTCCGCTCCACTCGATGCCCGGCGTGTTCGGCGGCCACCAATCCAACCAGAACGGCACGAACTGCGACCACAGGTTCCGGTAGGTGTCGCGGATCAGGTAAATTTCGTAGCGCCGCACGCCGTCGGGCCACACCGGCTGCTGCATGGCGTTGAGCATCGTGCCGCCCTTGAGGCCCGTCGTCTTGCCGCTGCCGACCGGCCCGGTCGCCACTCTGTTTCGCCCGCGATGCCGCTCCAGAGGATCGGTCGGGGCGAGCACCGACGCGATCAGCTTGTCGATGGTCGGCCCAGGCGATACCCATGGCCGCTGCAGAACACCGTTGAAGACTTGCGCGATGCTCATGCAGCCGCCCTCGCCCCCGTCCCCCGGGTGCGGTCTCTGTTAATTTTCGGTTTTTTCGGAGGCCGGTCGAAGGCTCCGCTACCGGGCGTGGGTGCCCGCTGGTAGACCCCCGGAGGGAGCGAGGCGGCCCAAAATCGGGGGGCCGGGTGGCGATGGGGCCCCCCTATAGGAACGCCCGCGCCCGACGCGTCCGCGCTCACTGCATATGAGCGGGATGGGAACCGGAGGGCGGGCATAGAAGCCCGATGAAACAAGGCTCTAACCGTTGCCATCGTTCGCCTCGTCCAACTTGACCGCGTCCAACTCCAAGGTTTGCCCGTCGCTAAAACCCTGATTTTCCGGCATCTGCAGCAGGCCAGCCAGGGTGACGCCAGCGGCCCGCGCTTGCTGCTGCGTGGGCTGGCCGTTGGTGAACATGGCGACGGCGATTCGCTGGACCGCCGGGGCAGCGGCCAGCGGCTGCGGCGCTGCCGTGTGCTGGTACGGGGCAGCGTAGCGCCGGGCCTGCAGCTGCAGCGCTGGCACCATGCGCACGAGCTCTAGGACCTCGGCGCGCGTCAGATCCTCGGAAAGCCCCAAGGCCTCGCACACGGTGCGGTGAGCCTCGACCAACTCGGCAACGATCGACACCACCGGACGGCCGGCGAAGTGCGCGAGGCCTTCGACGGCGCTGCCATATCGCGCGACCAGATACTCGCGGAAGGCCTGCGGCACGAGGTTTACCGCGCCAGGTGGCCGCCCGGCCGCCCTTGGCGCATTGTCGTCAGGCAGCGCCTCTATCCCCACGAACCGCCGCGCGCCCATGCCCGGCAATTCAATCTGCTGCCCGCCCTGCGCCCACTTGAGCGCGTCGAGTGCCGCCGCCATGTCGAACGCCGTGCGATGCGCCCCGCGCTTCTCCTCGCGGGTTTTTCCCCCATTTCCGGGGTTTTCGCCGCGAGCCCGCTTAGCCATGAACAGACACGCCAGACGGCTGCAGGACACCGGAAAGACACTTAAACCATTGATATATATAATAATATAGTAAGTGTCTGGTCTGTCTGGTCACTGGCGCTAGCTCCTTCGCGCGCGCTCACGCGCACGCATGCAGAAGCGGCGGTCATTCGACCAGACACGCCAGACAGTCGGAATTGCTCTTTAATTACAGTGGCTTGGCTGTCCTCCCCCTGTCCCGGGGGTGTCTGGTCTGTCTCGCGACGCCAGCGCCAAGCGGGCGAGACCATGCCACAAGCGCGGAACCTCGTCTAGGACACTAAGGGAACGGGTTGGGGGTCGGGGGCGAGCGCGCCGCATCATCTAGCGTGGCAAAAATAGTTTGCGAGGGTGCTTGACTGTTGTATCGCTGATGATACATTGCGCCATCCGGTTGTTCCGACCGGCCAACGCGCAAAGGTTGATCCGACCATGTACGCACAACTCGCAGACCTCTTTCAGAACGCACCGCCGCAGCAAGTCATTGGCTTTGTGCTGTTCGCCCTCGTGGTGATCGCTGGCCCTGTCTGCCTCGTCATCGGCGCGGCGCAGTCGATCTACAACGAGCCCAGCCGCGCCATGCGCCGCCGCCTGCGCCGCCGTCGTCGCTAGACGCTGCCCTTTGCCGCCTCGCTCACGTGAGGCGGTCTAGGCCAGCGCCATAGTGGCACTGGACACCGCCGGTTGATCCGACCGGCTTTTCAGAAGGTTGTTCCGACCATGTCTAGCACCAAGCACACGAACGCGATCACTGGCCTTGCGATCAAGGCGAACAACGTCACGGCACTCGACCAGATGATGCAGCAGCGCCGATTCGCAGAGCCGAAGTGGGCGACGTTTCAGCAGTGGAAGGGGACCGGGGCGCCAGTGCGTCCGGGCGAGGCGGGCGTCACGCTTGAGGGCGCCAGCGGTTTCAAGTGGCGCGTGTTCAACGTCGCGCAGACGCAGGGAGGAAAGGCGGAAGCGGCACGCGCCCCGGCTGCCATCGCCCCGCGCCCGCCAGTGGCGGCCGCTCGCAAGGTCGAGCCTTCGCCGCGCGCGCCGGATTTGAGCGTGCTTAAGAACGTGGCGCGCAGCGCCACGGCCGTTAAGTCAGGGACGGTGACGATTGACGCCGTCGCCCTGCGCGAGGCCTTGGAGTGGACGCGCCGCGCGGTGAGCACGGAAGAAACCCGCTACTATCTCAACGGGGTCTACTTCGCTCCGGTCGCGACCGGAGAGTTGCAGTTGGTCGCGACCGACGGCCACCGCATGCACGGCCAGTCGTTGCCGTGCAAGTGGACCGGCGGCAAGGTCGGCCCCGGCTTCATCGTGAAGCCCGAGACCATCCGCGCCCTGCTTAAGGAGATCGGCGGCAAGCCGCGCGAAGTGGCCGTCACGGTCAAGAGCGCAGCGTCGGGACCGGCCGCGCTCGCCTTCAAGGTGCACGGCGGGGCAACCGTCGTTGCCAAAGCAATCGACGGCACGTTCCCCGACTTCGCCCGCGTCATCCCGCAGGACCGGCTGCCGCCGTTCTCCCTGCAGGCGCGCGCCGTGTTCGAGGCGGCCGACCTTGCCGCCGATGGCGTGAAGCCGGGCAAGGCGACCAAGGCCAAGCGCGCGGCCACCGTGGCCGTGGCACTCGACGCCGCAGGCGTGCACCTCAAGGCGACAGCCCGGCCCTATGCCTACTTCAACCCGAAATACCTTCGGGACATGGCACGCATGGGCGACGTGCTGGACGTCGAGTTTGCCAAGGGCGGCTCTTACGACAGCCCGACGGTGATCCTCGTGCCGTCGCTGAACCGCTGGGGCGTGCTCATGCCGACGCGGGGCGACGCGCCCGCCAGCAAGCCCGCCGTGATCGAGGCCACGGCCGAGCCGGTGACGGTGGAGCCTGTCACGGTCGAGCCCGTCACCGTCGCCCCGGTCGAAACCGTCCTGGCGGAAGCCACGGCCGCAGAGATCGAGACCAGCACGGCTGAAATCACGGTGACGGTGGAGCCCGCGCCGGTCGCGCCGCCGCGCACGTGGCTGCAGCGCCTGCGCGCCATCTTCGGCCGCCGCTAGTCCGGGCAGACCAGAACCGCCGCGCGTATGTGCGGCGGTTCGCGCCTGTCCAGACAGGGGCCGCCGCGATCCTGCGCCGGTCGATCAAGCGAAGGTTGCACCGACCATGCTAGACGCTGAACGCGAGCCCGAGCGCTCGCTATTTCCCTTGGACGATGTGAAGCCCAGCACGCCAGCGCGCGCCGAGCCCCACGAGGAGCCCCGCGCGGAACCCGACGAGGAGCCCGCCGCCGCCACAAGCATTGTCCCCCGCGCCACGGTGCGCGACATGGTGCGCCGCAGGCAGACAGCGCTTGACCTGTTCGCCAGCTTCTACGGCAAGTTGGCGACGGCGGCCGAGGCCTCGACGGCTGCGCACGTGGCATTTGCCGCCATCGACCAGCGCGGCCGACAGGATCGCTACACCAGCCACGGCAAGGAGGAGGAGGCGCATTTCCTGCAAGGCCTCAAGGTGCCGACACCGGACAACTTCACCGCCAACGCCCGCAAGATGATTGACCGGCGCGTGTGGGCCGTGATCGTGGAGCTAACCGACCTCGAAAGGCTGATGGACAAGAAAGCCAAGGACGAGTTGCACGGCCATCTCAACGGTGACGACGTGCCCGAGGCGACGGAAGAAAACATCTTCGCCACGCTGCAAACCTTCATGATGGACGCGGACACGATCTTTAAGCGCGGCATCGCCAATTGCTTTTCCACCCTAGACCGGCGGTTCCGCAGTCACGATGGCTGGAAGATCGGCAGCCGGGTCATTCTAAGCCATGCCTTCAACGAGTGGGGCGGTTGGAGTTACAACCGCAACCAGCGCGACACGCTCCACGACATAGACCGCGCGTTCAACGTGCTCGACGGCCGCGAAAATCCGCACGTGGTCGGCGGCATCGTGGCCGCCGTCGAGAACAGCCGGAGCAAAATCAAAAGCGGGTTCCGGGGCTTTCAGTCGGAGCACGATAGCGACTATTTCAAAATCCGTTGCTACATGAACGGCAACGCGCACGTCTGGTTCAAGCGCGACGACCTTGTCGAGAAGGTCAACAAGCTGCTGGGCGAATACTACAACGCGGGCATCCCCCAGGACCGCGACGCCACCGACGACGGCGGGCTACACACGCCCAAGACCAGCCTAGCGAAGCGCTACGGTTTCTTTCCCACGCCCGACCGGGCAGCGGACACCGTTATTGAGGCCTTGCCGCTCTACCGTGGCCGCGATGAGGGCGACGCGCCCTTGACCGTCTTGGAGCCGAGCGCGGGAACGGGGAACCTTGCCCGCCGCGCGGCCAAGGCGGGCGCGCTGGTCGATTGCATCGAATACCAGCCGCAGCTTGCGGCCGACCTGCGCAAGGCTGGCATCTATCGCAGCGTGCGCACCGGGGATTTTCTCAACGTGCGACCCGACCCGGCCAAGCTATATGACCGTGTCGTGATGAACCCGCCATTTGACCGGGAGCGCGATATTGACCACGTGATGCACGCGCTAAAGTTTCTCAAGCCGGATGGCTGCCTTGTCGCCATCATGTCGGCCAGCACCGAGTTTAGGGAAACCCGCAAGTCGGTTGCGTTCCGCGACCTGATGGCGAAGATGGGCGCACGCTGGCGCGACCTGCCCGCCGGTTCCTTCGCTGCATCGGGCACCTACTGCAACACGGTTTACCTAAGGGTTTGGAATGACAGCCGCACACAAAACTACTGGTGAACCGCCGCCGATGCAGCCGCAGGATTTTGCCATCCTCGCGGCGTTCATCTACGGCAGCGCGTGGCATGCCCGCTTGTCGGAGGACAGCGCCCTACGCGCCGACAACCTACGGCGGTTGGTCGATGGCCGCCGCACCGTGCCGCCCGCCGTGGCCGAGTTTATCCTGCGGCGCACGGCCGACCGATGGCTACTGCGCAACTGGGCCGAGCAGCGCCCGCCGCCGGGCCTGTCGCCCGAAGTGGCGGCCGACCTCGACGCGCGCATATTGGACGCGAGATCATGGGCGCACGCCAGCCAGAGCGGAACGCCCGCCGCCGCAAACGAGGAGCCGACATGAACAATCCCCGCGTCACCGTCGCCAAGCGATTCGGCAAGGCCTTGCGCACTGCCCGCACCGACGCCGAACTGTCCCAGCACGCCCTCGCGGCTGACACCAACGTCTCGCGGCCGTCGATTGCGCGCTACGAATCGGGTGACGTATGCCCCGACCTCGACGCCGCGCTGTTACTATCCAAGCGCCTGGGCTTTTCCCTCGACGATCTTGCCTAGACCGCCCACCGCCGAGGCCCTGCTGCGCGAGCTAGCGCGGGCGCTGGCAGGCAAGGGCCGCCTGCAGTGGATGGCACACGCCGATGTGGCCGCGCGCCTGCCGCACCTGTCTGAGGCCCAGCTAGACGCGCTGATCGCCGTCGCCGTGGAGCGTGGATGGGTGGAAGCAGGCGGCCGTCCCGCGCATAGCCTGCTGCTGACGGCCGTCGGCCGGCGCGCGATAGAGGACTAGTATTTCCCCGAACCGCCGAACCTAAGCTCACCGACTTCCCGGCACAGCGCTTCGGCCTTAGTCCGCAGATCACCCATGCCCTGCGCGGTGCGCAATTCATCGAACGCCCCCGGCAATCTCTCTATCAGCCGACAGATCAGCGCAACGCACGCAAATCCGTTGTCCGAATCGGCAATGCAACGGCCGGTCGGCAGATGCGTCACCGACCAGCGGTGCCGTTTCTTGGTCTCTCCGATAGCGACGCGATCATAGATGCCGAAGGGCTCGGCCATCATGCCGTCCACAACTTTATGGACACCGCCCGAACCGCCCAAGCCAACTAGCACAAGGAATTTTCCCGGCTTCCACATGCCCCTCCTCCTACGTCAACAGGTCCGACCCGCCCGCCTCGCGCGGCAGCACCACGTCGAGCGGGATCATCGCGCATTGGATTTTGTGGCGGGCGATGCGCTGCTGCGCACCCCACGCACCGGGGATCCTGAGCAGCGTCTGCGTGTAGACGCCGTTGCGCCATTTGGTTTCGCGCAACAGCTTGTTCAATTCGGTGTGGTTGCTCGCGATGGCGATGGCGTCGATATACAGCGGCTGATAGTCGTCGGGCGCATCGTCGGGCTTGGGCAGCTTGAAGCTGCCGATCTTGATGCCGAGCGCTTCCAGCCCCGACGAGGCGAGCTCGGGCGTCAGCCCATCGTCCTCCTCCGTCGAGCGGCGGCGGTTGCAGGCGGCGGCCATGATCGTCGACAGCGGCCAGCGCTTGCCCTTGGCGTAGGGATCGACCGTCGTCGTGAGCAGCGTCTGCAGCAGGCGCGCATGGTCCGAGCCCGCCGCCTCGACCAGAGCGGCAAGGTGCGGCTTCAACGCATCGACCCACTCGTCAAACACATCGGACGGCGTGTCGGCCGCCGACGCCTCGGGGCTCAACAGATGATCGGCCATCGCCAGCATGCTGCCCCACGTATCGGCAATGCGCGCCGTGAAGCCGCGTGTCCGCAGCGCCTGCCGCCACGCTTCCAGCCGCAGCGGCCAGTGCTGCCAGCGGTCGACCAGCAGCCAGCGCAGCAGCGCGCCGGTTTCCAGCATGTCGCGCTGTGCGATCGAGGGTTCCTTGCGCTCGCCCAGCGCCATCAAATCCAGCACGCCGATGCGCATGGCAAGCTCGGGCTCGAGACGGGGGATTAAGATCGACGAGAACAGGAACGCCGCCCGCGCCACGAACTCGCGGCTGGTGCCCTCCGACGTGCCGCGCACGATGCGCGCGCCGGATGACGACAGCTTGGCGAGCTTGATGGTGGCGTCGACCCGCTGCCGGTCGTCGGGGTTGGGCTCCAACTCGTCGAACACGACGGGCGTGCTGCGGTTCTTGAGCGCCTGATAGAGGCCGGGGCCGGTCGCGTCGGCGGTCTGGACCACCGAGGCCGTGCCGCCCAGCACCGGGTTGAGCACCGCATCGTGCAGCGTCGACTTGCCCGTGCCCTGCCCGCCCGTCGCCCACACCGCCGGCCGCCACTTGAGCGCGCCGCCGATCAGCGCGCAGCCGATCCACCCCAGCTGCAGCCGCGCGTCGAGCGCGCCGCGCTTCCACGCCCAGCTCTGCAGCAGGTCATAGAACCTGTTGACCGCCGCGATGGGATCGCCGTTGCCGCGCGACGGGCGGACCTGCGTCACGCCCTGCGGATAGACATGATCGCCAATAGGCCCGATGGGCTTGAGCGATTGATCGCCGTCGGTGTCGACGACCAAGACCTCGTCGCCCAGGTGCCAGACCAAGCGGCCGTCGGCATCCGTCCAGGCACCCACGCCCCTGATCTTGTTGTCCGAATCGAACACGCCCTTGCGGGCGCACGCCGCCATGATGGAACGCGCGGCACGGTCCTTGTCCAAACCCACTTCATCCCCCTTCGAGTTGGTGCGCGGCCAAGCGCCATCGAGATAGGCTTGGTAGTCACCGAACAGCGCCGTCAGCCCATGACCGCCGAAGTCGCGATGGTGCATCTTCACGAACTGCCGGTTGGCGTCGATGAACAGGAACTCCTTGCCGTCGATGCCGAGCGGCTGGACCGGGCAATTCTTCGGCACCCGGAACCAGCCATCATCGTCGTCGTCAGGCGGCGGGCGCGGAGGATCCTTCGGCGGCGGCTCGGCCTTGGCTCGACGCCGCGGCCGGGTCTCGGCCTTGTCGAGCGCATCGCCCAAGGCCTCCGGGCCGCCGCGCGGTGGCTTGCTGCTACCGTCGGGCATCAGAATGGAATTCGGTTCGGGTCATAGTCGCGCGCGATGTCGTCGGCCCGACCCTCAGGCGATGTCCGTCCGATCTCAGCGGCGAGGATACGGATGGCGCGCTTGTGGTTCTCGCGGCTCTTGCTAAGGACCCGACCCTCCTGTTTCAGGACCACGATGCGGCTCGCCTGCTGGGCGACGGTGCCCTCTGCGACCCGTAACCGAATGCGGAGTTTGCTCACGATGGCGCGCAGAGCCGATGGCGTTTTGGCGCGGGCGATCTGTTGCAGCAGCGCCTCGTCGGCACGATTGAGGCGGGCCTGCACCGCCGCGTCGACACACGAGATCAGTCTCTCTTTCATTGCGGCCACTCCCCGGGCTCAAACCAATGCAGCGCGGGCGGGCCTTGATGACCCTTCTCCCACACGTACCAGGCGTAGTTGACGTAGGTGTCGTAACCGAGATCGACGCCGCCCGGCGGCAGCATGTTGACCCGGCCGGCGCACACGAGGACGCGGGCAAGCTGCGTCTCGCGCATCATCCGCGCGGCCCGCTGCCCCGCCGACTTGGCGTAGGAGCCCAGCATCACGACCTTGGTCGCGCCGAGATTGAGCGCGTGCTGCGCGAACGGCAGCCACCGATTGAAGGGCGGGTTGGTCACGATGTTGGGCGCGAGCAACGTCGTCGTCTGCAGGAAGTCGACGCTGCCGCGCTCGCCATAGCCCTGATACTCGATGTCGGTGCCGATCACCCCGTCGCGCCGCCGCAGCCACGGCCTGATCTCGCGGGCAAGCTGGCCGTCACCGCAGGCGCACTCCCACACGTCGCCCTCGAATCGCTCAAGCGCCAGCATCGGGCGGCTGAGCCCGACGGCCGTCGCATAGAGATCGTTCCGCGCGCGCGCGAACCCGCCGACGCGCTTGCCCTTGCCGCGCTTGATGGCGGCGGTCATGTCAGGTCCTCGGCAGTGACAGGGCCGTGGCGCTCAAGATGGAGGCCGCCCGCGAGACAGGCCCAGCGTATCCAGACGCCCTCGAAGCGGTCGACGCCGGGATGGTTCTCGCGCCAGAACTCGCGCAACGCGATCCATCCGACAAAGCCATCACCCATGGCGAAGGCGTCGAGCGCGAAGCCAGCCCTCACGACGCCGTTGACCGTGACCCTGTCGTGATGACCCGACTTGCTGAACGTGATCCTGATCGGATCGGCCGCCTGACACTGCGACTCGGCGATCAAGCGGCACGATGTGGTGCGCATGCCAGTGTAGAGCTGCAGCGTTTCGCCCGGCATGGCGTGGCGGCGCTTGCCGTTCGCGCGGATCGTGCCGCTCTTGCGGCCCGACAGGATCGGCTCGATGAACTGCTTGTTGAAGGAATAGGCAACCATCAGCGCCGAGCCTCGGCCACACCGGCCGCCGTCAGGCGCAGCCGGTTGGCCTCGCCCGTGGCCGTGCCACAGATGAGATTTGCAGCGACCAGCCGCAGCCACGTGACGGAGTGATAGGGCGTGGGCTGCGGGCCATCCTGATCGTCGCTTAGCTCCTCACCCTGCGCGAGCAGCGTGCCGGTACGGGTGATGACACCCTCACCGCCGTGGTCGTAGAGCGCGCGCAACGCGCCCTTCTGCGCCTTCGTGAGAGGCTGGGCCAAGGCTCAGCCCTCCAACACTTCGCGAACGATCGACCACAGCCGGGCGTCATCCCACTGCTTGCGGTCGAAGTCGGCATCAGGCTCGACGTTGACGCGGCAGAGCGAGCGAGCACCGCGCTCCCCGGCCGGCGACTTGGTCATGATCGTGGCGACCCGGCCGTCGCCGCCCGGCGTCGTCGAGTGGAACACGTAGGCTTCCATAGAGTAGACGCCACCCGCAGGCGTCTCGCTCTTGTGGTGCTCCGTCACGACGACCTCGGGCTGCGGCAGCCAGGGCCGGTTGCCGAACTTGGTGCGCGGCCCCTCGTGCAGGTACGGAACGTGCGTCGCGACAACGCCGTCGTCGGTTGGCAGCGACAGGCGATAGATCGTGTTGATTTGGACGCCAACCAGCACCGCACTCAGGAAGCCGAAGCGGTGATCATGGATCGACGAGGCCTCGAAGCACCGACGGCGCGGGAGGTCGGGGTGCCACACGTGCAGGCGGCGGTTGTCGTCGCCGCCAAGCGGCACCTGCACAAAGCCGAGGCCGTGAAGGCTGATCCGTTCTTTCGTGGGTTCGTATTTCGCCATGACTTTCCTCCTCATTCCTTTTCTCGCCACCAATAGTTGGGTTGCTCCGCCACCGCGTTCTGCGGTGCGCGAATCGGGCTGCGCGGATTGGACGGCGGCGGCAGCGGGTCGCCCTCGACACAGCCCTTGCCCGCCTCACGCACCCACGACTTGCCGGTCACGGCGTTGCGCACACGCGCGCCGCACCAATGATGCACGGCGTCAGCCCGCCGCTGCGCATCGGCCAACGTCGCCTCATAGCCGGGCGTCGGCTTCCACTGATTGGCAATCCGCACGTCGATCAGCCAGGGATCGCCGGAGATCATCAGTGCATCCCCGCCTTCGCGGCGGCCTTGCGGCGCGCGGTCTCACCGTTGATGGCTGCGATCAGATCGTCCTCAAGCTGGCGGCCGAAGGCTTCGAGCTCGGGCTGCGGCAGGGCGCGCACCGCCTCGTGATCCACGCCAACGAACGCGAGCGACTGATCGCCAATGAAGCTGGTCGCGGCCCACGGGTGGCCGTCCTTGAAGAAGATCAGCGCCATGGGACCGAACACGACGCCGTCGCTTTCCAGCGGAACCATCGACAGGTTCACCACCATGTAGAAGGGCGCGCACGCCACGCCCGGGACGGCACGCGCGCCACGCGACCGCGCCAGCCTCTCGGCCTCCTCGAAGGCAGGCATGACGACGGCCAGCAGATTGACGGCAGCGAGCACGATGTCGGGGAATGGCTCGTCGGACCTGATCGCGGCGATGCGGTCGAGGTAGGGCTTCACCTCCGGCGGGATGGTGCGGGCGCTCACAGCGAGACGACCTCGGTCGGCCGCCGCACTGTCACGATGGGCCGCGATGCCAGCCGCTGGAAGTGCTGGTGCGTATGCGGCAGCCGCTTCAACGCCGTGGTGTCGAGCAAGCCTTCGCGCTCCTCGTGACGGAGTGCCGCCAGATGCGACGGCCGGAACGGATCGAGACAGTGAACCCGGAAGCTGCGCGCGGCAGCGGTCTCAGGGCGCGGGGTGGTCGGGCTGCTGGGTGTCGGCGTCATGGGGCAGGTCCTTTCCTCTCAATGCAGCGTTGGCGTCCTTGAACCCGGGCGGCGGTCTGGCGATCGCGACCTCGCGGTCCTGTTCTTCCAGGCGCTCAAGCGCGCGTTCCATCAGCTTGGGGGTCTGCTCGTTCGCGCCGTCGTCGTCGGCAAACCACACGACGCGACGCGCCCAATCGGGCAGCTTGATCTGCATGAAGTTGGGCAGGCTGAGCGCCGCGGCGTAGCGCCGGTCGGGCTTCACGGCCGCGAGGCTGAGCGCATCCTCGACGCCCTCGCACACGACGACCTCGGGCCCCGCGCGCTCGTCGCTCCACGACCAGCCCTCGCGAACGACGCCCGTCGCCGGGTCGCTACGGCAGCCGCGCCACACCGGCACGAACCCGCCCTCGATCAGGCACGAGGCGAGCTTGCCGTCGAGCCCATCGCGGCCCTTGCGCAGCACATCCCACCCACCCTCAGGCAGCGGCGTCAGGTAGTAGCGATGCAGCGCCGCCAGCTTGCCGTTGGGAAACTGCACCACCGCCAGCATGGCGGGGAACTCGCGGCCGTTGGCATAGGGATGTTCCAGCGCCGGATGAAACCGGAGCGCGTTCAGCCCCCAGCCGAGCTCGAGCAATTTCGGGAAGCCCGGGATCCTCGCCGCAAGGTACTGGCCGGCGGCATTGTCGAGCGACACCCGCTCGCACGTCAGCCACATCGTCTTGTCGCTCTTGCGCCGCCGCGCCAGCTTTTCCATTTCGATGCGCCGCACCTCGGCCGCCGCCTTGCGCGCGCTGGCCTCCTCGGCGGGCGAGCGCCGATACTCGACGGCACCCGGCGCCAGCCCCAGCCAGCGCAACGCCCAGGCGCGGGCATCTTCCTTGCCCAGCTGCTGCGTCGCCATGACCAGGTCGAGCATGTCGCCATGTTCGACGCCGTTGATCGCGCCGCCGAAGTGCCGCCACTTCCCTTTCTTCGGACCCTGCAGGTAGACCGTGAGCGAATCGCCCGGCCCGCCCTCGCTGCGCCGGGCCGCGCGATAGAGCCCGCGCGCCGACGACCCGCCCGGCAGCAGCGACCGCGCCAGTCTCTCGGCCTCGTCGCGCAGACGATCCGAGAGGCGGGCGACGGCGTCGCGGCTGAGCTTGGGTGCATCCGTCATGCGGCCATCGCGGCAGCACGCGGCGCATCGGTCCACGTGAAGGGGTTGGGCTTGTCCTTCGACGGCATCGCCAGCTTGACGACCAGCTTGTAGCCCAAGGTGTCGGGATCGAGACCCTTGTCGATTGCCATCAGCAGAACCTGCGACGACGAATAGGACAGGTCCGCATAGTTGAGGGCGTAGCGCGCGCCCGGCGGCAGCCGGTCGAACACTTCCATGTCGAGCACGGAATTCCATTCGACGACTTGCTCGACGCCACCCTCGGGCTGCGCGTTGCCTGTCGCATCCGGCAGCCCATCGAGATCGTTCAGCGCGACATGCGCCAAGGCGATCAGGTCGGAGGGCCAGCCGTTGCTTTGCATCGTCGCTCCTAAGAAAAAGACCCGGCACCCACCGCTAACCAGAGGCAGCGGTGAGGCCGGGCTAGCTGTCTGACGTGTCGCTCGGCCCGCGAGCCGACGGCACACGCGGGACCGCCGCGTCGGTGGCGCGCGCTTCCGCGCGATCTAGGACGGCCGACAGGCAGGCAGGCGGCCGGGTCTCGGGGTTCTGTTCAAGCCGGTGGAGCTTCATGCGCACCGAGCGCTCGCTGCGGCCGGTCGCGCGGGCGAACTCGATGCAGCAGCGGCGGCGCGTGGTGACAGACCACAGCAGCAGCCGGGCCTCCTCGGCCGGGGTCCAGAGCTTGGCCCCCTGCATGCTCATGCCGCCCGCCGTCGCTTGGCGCGCTTGTTGAGCATGTGGCCGTACCAAACCTCGACCTTCACCTGCTTGTCGGTCTCGTAGTAGATCGCGACGAGGTTGGCCGGGTCGGGGATCGAGTAGTCGTCATGGTCGGGCGGCAGGCACCAGCGCCACACGTTCTGGTCGCTCACCCGCTTGCCCAGCCGCAACGTCATGCGGCGCGCAAACTCTGCGTTGGTTACGTCTTCGGACTTTAGCCAGGCTGCCAGCGTCAACATGTGCCGGTCGTTTCTTGAGGGGACACAACCTGTAGCGATTGCTGAATTTCACGTCAAGCGTGAATATCTGGGCAACGTGCTCGAAAACATTTCACCGGATGGGTACTCGCCCACCTTCACGCCTGACGTGATGGTGCCGCTCATGCGCGGACGCCGCCCGGCTGAACCTCAGAAGGTATTCCCCAATCGCTTGCGCGAGTGGCGGCAGGGTCGTGGGCTCAGCCTGGAGAAGCTGGGCGAGCTCACCGGCCAGAAGCATCAGAGCGTGGCCCGGCACGAAACCGGACTAAACCAGATGACGCTCGCGCAGATGGAACTCTATGCGAAGGCCTTGCAGATCAAGCCCGAGGAACTGTTGAACGACAGCGTGCGGATCAGCGGACCCATGCGCGAGCTGGTGGCGCTGCTGGAAAACCTTCCGCCAACGGAACAGGAACGTCTGCTCAGCATGACCCGCGCCTTTGCAGAGCCGAGACAACAAAGGGTTGAAGAACGAACAATCGCTGCACCGCAAAAGCAGCGTGTAAGACGCTAATCGGGGGGATGAGTGTTCACGTAACACGTGAAGAGTGTTCGCACCTTCACTGATAGTTCACGCATGGCGTGAAATTCGGTTGACATAGTTTTTCACTTGTGGCGTGAATACGCCATGATCACTGCTGAGCTAAATTCGGGCTCCTACGTTCCCGTCGATCTCATCCGCTGGACCCGCGAGGGCAGGGTGCAAGTGCGCCATTGCCGCGTGATCGACAACCACCGCGTGTTCGGCGTCTACGCGCCGGTCACCGCCTTCAAGTTGATCCATAGCGGCGGGCGCGCGGCACTCGCCAAGGCGCTGGCCGGGCTTCCCCGCGTGGAGGCCACGCCATGAGGGCCGCCAGCACAACCGACAGCTACACCACCGGCGGCATTGCGGAGATCCTGCAGGTGTCGGCCGACACGGTGCGCCGGCACTGGCCCGAGTGGCACCGGCAAAAGGGTTTCCCCCGGCCGATGCCGCTGCCGACTGAAAGCACGCGCGCCATCCTGCGCTGGGACGCGGCCAGCTTTGAAGCATGGCGCACCCTGCAGGGCGGCGGGCACGCGGCGGCCGAGGCCGTCGACACCACCGATTGGGCCGCCGTCGCACGAGCCCGGGGCAACGCCCTGCTGCGCGGCCAGGACCCGGACCTTTCAGCCTGAGGAGGACGTGATGAACCAGACAGCCCTCGCGGCAGTGGTGAACCGACCGGACATTTCGGCCGCCGTGAACGTAATCAGGGAGGCCTGCGCCGATCATGGGCTTACCGTGATCGTGGCGCTGGTCTCGCCAGTCGGCCCCAACGGCCAGTGCAGCGTGGCGCTGCTCGATCACGCCACGGCCGCACCGGCAAGCCTTGCCGCCGCCCGCGCGCTCGACGCGCAGGCAGCCCAAGGGCTTGAGCGCGGAGGGCTGAACTGATGCCCACGCCCGCCGCCGCGCGCCGCCGTGTTGTGCACTCCCTCACGCTGCAGGATCGCCTGCGCTTTCACCTCACCGCCGTCTGCGGCCTGATCGGCGCCGACGCCATAGAAGCCCGCGCATCGTGGAGCGCCGGGCGACAGCTGATCGTCGAGCAGACCGCCGTAGGCGCTGCCGAGGGCGACGTCATGCGCCTCGCCCGCATCCCCCGGCCGGAGCCCGTTCGATGAAGATCGAAACCCGTCGCCGGTTGATCCGGTTCCGCAACAACACCGGCCCGCTGTTCATGGCGCTGGGTGTGTTCCTGATCGCCATCGCCTCGCTGATCGCGCGCGGCAGGCTCTGACTGTCCGCCGCCCGCGTACCTGGGCGGCACGGCGGCGACGGCCCTCAGTCGCAACAACGGCCAGCACCGACCCCCATGTAGGTGCTGGCCGTTTCTCCCTCTCAAGGTGAACAATGCCAAAGCCACAGCCAGCAGCGACCCGTCGCAACGGGCACGATCCCAGCATTCTCAACGGCGCAGTAAGGCCCTCGCTCCTCGCCCGATTCGCCGAGCGTGGCGACACCTTCATGATCGGCGGCACCAGCGGCCCGGCGCGCAAATTCAAGGTGGTCGAGCAGACCGACCTTATGCCGTTACTGCACCGCGAAGCGCCGGCCGCCGCGATGAGCGACAAAGCGGTCGGCGGCATGCCGGGCCGGCGCTCCACGGTCTTTGACGGCGTCGACCTGGGCAAGGTGGACAAGGCCAAGCTGGTCGAATTCGGCAAGGTGGTTGAAGCCAATCTGAACGCTGCATGGGCCGCCGAGGCCGACTTGCGGCACCGGGTGGAATATCTGGAACGCTCGATGCTCGACAACTCCGACAGGCTCGATCGCCACGTTCGCACCATCACCGAGCAGGAAACCGCCATTGACGTGCTGACGCGCCGCGTCAGCCACCACAAGGCGGAGCGCGACTACCGCCGTCCGCAGTAACCCCCGTCGGGCAATCGCCCGACAGCCGCCGCCTGCGCTCCCCCAGTCACATGCGCGGGCGGCGGTCCCTCTCTCAACAACACAGAGTTTCCAAGTGCCCGGCATCGGCTCCCATCAATCCGCTCACGCGAAGTCTGTCGATTGGCTGACGCCACCGGACATCATCGAATCGCTGGGCCAGTTTGACCTCGACCCTTGCTGCCCGCCGCAGATGCCGTGGCGCACCGCCGACGTGATGCTGACGCCGCACGAGGATGGCCTTAGCCGCCCCTGGTCGGGTCGCGTGTGGTTGAACCCGCCCTATGGCCGCGATGTGGGGCCGTGGCTCGCACGCCTTGCGGAGCACGGCCACGGCGTTGCGCTGATCTTCGCGCGCACCGAAACGACGCATTTCGTCGAGCACGTGTGGCGCGCGGCCGACGCGCTTATGTTCCTGTTTGGCCGCCTTTATTTCCACTACCCCGACGGCACGCGCGCCAAGATGAACGGCGGCGCACCCTCCGTTCTCGTGGCCTACGGCGAGCCTAACGCGCAGCTGCTGGCGCGCTGCAGCCGCCAAGGCCACGTCGTTCGGATCAGATGACCACAGCCTGACGGTTGCATCAGGCCGCCAAGCCTGCGCAGCATCCGGCCCGGAGGAGATACAACGATGCGCGTCCACATCCGGTATCTGATCAGCAAGCCGAATCGCCGCGACGGCACGTGCCGCTACTACTGGCAGCCGTCCAAGAAGCTGGCGACGGCGGGCTTCGCCACCGTGCCGCTGCCGCCCGATGAAAGCCTCGCCATCGACAAGGCCAAGGCGCTCAACGCCGAGCTCGACGCTTGGTACGTGGCCGGTCGGCCGCGCCGCGTCACCTCGCAGATCGACGCCGCGCCCGATGGCAGCCGCCCGCGCGGCACCGTCTGGCACCTGATCGAGCTCTACCGCAACCCGCCGTCAACCAAGCTTGCCGAGGACCCGGAGAAGCGCGAGGGCGAGCGCGGCGTGTTCACCTTCGACTACAACGGGCTCGAGAAAAAGACCAAGCGCTCCTACGACGGCGCGCTCGATTGGATCGCCAAGTGGCTGGGCCCGCTACCGGTGCGCAAGATCACCGAGGCGATTGTGCTGGAACACCTGCGCCTGCTGTCCGAGCAGCGCCACACCAAGGGCCCCTTCAAGGGACACCGCAAGGTGGCAACGGCGCTGCTGGTCGGCCGCGTCGGCCGCCTGCTGTTCAACGCCTCGCGCACCCTGGTCGACCGCAGCCACCCCTGCTACGTCAGCAAGTCGGAGAACCCATGGGGCGACCTGCGCGCGCGCCAGCAGCGCATCGCCACGCCCGTTCTGTGGACCAAGGAAGGCCGCGACCTGATCATCGCCGCCGCCGAGAAGATGGAATGGAAGTCGGTGGCCGCCGCCATCCGCATCAATTGGTGGCTGGGCCAGCGCGAGGGCGACATCCTGAGCCTCGGCCACAACTTCAACCCGGTCGAAGTGCTGCGCCTCGTGCAGAGCAAGACGACCGGCAGCGTGCACCTGCCCGTCGGCATGGTGCCCGAGATTGGCGAGACCATCGAAGCGCTGCGGCGCGACCAGAACCTGCGCAAGCTGAGCGCGATCAAGCTGCTGATCAACGAGCGCAACGGCCTCATCTGGAAGGAGGATGCGTTTCGCAAGGCCTTCTCCGAAGTGCGCACCTGCGCCATTGAGGAAGCCCGCTGCGCCGGCCGGTCGACGGAATGGATCGACGCCCACATCGCGCCGCTCACCTTCATGCGGCTGCGCCACACCGTCGTCACGATGCTCTACCGTGCGGGCGCGACCGTGCCCGAGATCGCCGCCATCACCGGCCACACGATCACCAGCGTCAACCAGATCATCGAGCGCTATGGCGTCCGCGACGAGATCACGGCGGGCAACGCCATCCAGAAGCGGCTCGACCGCGAAGGCGCTTAGGAGGTGGTTCCCGAAGGCATCATCGAACGCATCAAGCGAGCGGCGGCCCGAGCATTGGGCGGCGACCCCGACGTGATGATGCCGCCATGGGCAGAGGAATTCGCCCTCGAAATGATCCAAGAGATTGAGGGCTGCGGCTACGTTGTCGTACCGAAGCAAGTAACAGACGACATGATCGACGCCGGCGTGGCCGAGCGCAAACTGCAGGATGGCGGCGCCGGCCACTACAGCGTGAGCGACATCTACGCCGCGATGATCAAGGCCGCCACAGACCACCCCACTTGACGCCTTCGCATGGCGCGCGCAGCTTTGCCCGCTATGCGAACCACCCTCCTCCTCGCCCTGGCGCTGCTGGCCGGTTGTGCCCAGCAGCCCGACACCAGCGCCGACACGCGCCAGCGCTTCACCGCCTTCCTCGACAGCAAGATGGGGCTCACCGAGCCCAACCTTGTGCGCGCGATGAAGCGGATGCCCGACGCCAACTATCAGCCCGACCCGGCCACGCGCATGCTGATGTGGAAGCTGGCGGCCACCTTCACGACGCCCGGGCAGTCGCCCGAATATCTGTACGTGAACGGCGGAATCGTGCCCGTCGGCGGCAAGGCCGCGACCACCGCGACGGAGTACTGCAACGTCGAATGGCTGGTCGTCGATGGCCTCGCCAAGGCCTACACGCTGCGCGGAAAAGGCTGCCCATAG